GTTTTGGACCACCCAGCTACCGAAGCCTTGAATGTTCGCGATGATGCCAGGCAGGGCAGCAGTGAACGCACCGATGCCCTCTTTGATTGAGGGCATCATGGGGGTGAGGGCGTTGGCGAGGCCCTGGCCGACGGTGTCTTTCAGGGTTGAAATGATGCCTTCGAGGGACTGTGACTGCTTGTCCATCAAGCCGTTGAACCGTTCGAGGCCCTTGCCGGTTTCGAGGGCCTTCATCATGGCGGCCAGGTCTTTGCCGCCGAGCTTGCCCGCCTGCGCGAGCTTCACAATTTCGGCTTTACTCTTACCGGTGGCGGCAGCCAGCAGGTCATAGACAGGGATGCCGGCGTCGCGGAGCTGGTTGAGGTCTTCGCCGGTGATCTTCCCCGCGGCGTTCATTTGCTGCAGGGCAACGACGGCACGGTTGATGCCTTCGGAGCCGGTCCCCATCCCACTCGTGACGTTCCCGAGGGTCGTCATGATGGGGATTACTTTGCTTGCGCTGATCCCGGCGGCCAGGAGCTGCGAAGCCGACCCTGATAGTTCGGTGAACTCGAACGGGGTTGCGGCTGCGAAGTTCTTGAGCTGATTCAGGAATACTTGGGCCTTTTTGCCCGAACCGAGGAGTGTGGTGAAGGAGATGGACGCTGTTTCCATCACCATCGCAGTACGGGTCCCGAACCCGGCCAGCGAGCCGATCATGCTGGCTATGCCGAGTCCGGCGAACAGGCCACTGAGGCGGGTCAGGGACGGACGGACCCCTGTTTCGGCACCGGTGCCTAGCCCGGCCCCGATTTGGCGTCCAGCGGTAGTGAACCTCGCTTTGGACGCGGAGAGGGTACCGTCCGCTGACTTGGTGAACCCGTCAGCCATCTTTCGGCCGGCTGCCTGGCCCTGCTCCGGGACGCCACGTAGCGTGGCCTGAAACTCGGTATCGTCGAGCTTCAACTTTGCAGCTAGCGTCCCCAGGTCAAGGGCCATGATGGGTCACTCCCCTCCGGGTGGGTCCAGCGCGTAAGCGAGACGGGTTTGAGGAATGACGAGTGCCGGCTGGTCGGTTTCGGTCGGAACCACAACGGGCGGGATGGTCAGCAGACCCAGGATGCGGACCCGGAGCCAGCGCCACGTTCGACGACGCAACAGTTTCCGGTTCTCAATGTCGATGCCGTACACCTGTTGCAGGTCGGCTTCGATGAGTTCCCAATGATCGAACAGGGTCGACCAGGAGTCGCCGCCTATTTGCGGTTGGCTGGCTTCCTCGAAGCGGTGGAGACCGGTCGGGCCTTGCGGGTTGCTCGCCGGGTCTGCCGGTTCGGTTCTTTTCCCGTAGCACCACCACCGGCAGTCCAATACCTGGCTGCCGTTTCGGCGCCCTGACTGATCCAAATCATGGTCGTCTGGAAAGCGAGCTGCACCATTGGCCACGGCACACCGTCGGTCATCATTTCGTCCAGGGCAGGGCCGAGGATCCGTTTTTCGAAAGACTCCCCGGCCTTCTCGTTGGCGTCGAGGACTTCGGCGACACGAGGATCGTCGGTGATGTCGGCACCATTGGTGGCGTCCACAACCAAACTCATCAGACGGGTCACTTCGAGGCCGGTTAGGGCGTTGGGGGGCGGGATGAGGTAGTCCTTCCCGCCGATCGGCAAAGTGATGCCCTCGAGGTCGAGGGCTTCGTCGATTGCGTCGAACCTGATAGCCATTGCTGCTCCTGGTGGTTTCCTGGTTGAAGGTTTCCTGGCTGGGGTGGTTTGAGGGTTGGCACGCAGTGGGGACCGCCAGGAATCGGTCCCCACTGCGGCGCTTCGGGGGTTAGACGACCACGTAGGCGGCAGGGTCGGAGGCGCCCGCCGCGGTGGTGACGATGACCTCGGCGGCACCAGCGGCACCGATCGGGATCGACGCGTACACGACCGTGCCAGAAGCCACTTCGAAGCTGGCCGCCGTCCCGTCGATGGTGACCGCGGTGGCACCGGTGAAGTTTGCACCGATGATCTTCACCACTTCACCCACGGACTGGCCGGCTGGGGTGACCGTCGAAATGACCGGATCGGGGGCGGTCGCCGCCGCCGGATGCGTCGGGGTCAAACGCTCCCCGTCACCGTTGATCGCGAACGAGGCCACCGATAGGGCATCCATGCCGCCGCCCTCTTCGGTCCACGTCACCGTGCCGTAGCCCTCGTAGGACTCGACGCGGGGCCCACCGGGCTCCATCTCGTACCAGCGGACGTGCACCAATCCGGCGACACCAACCTGGACGGCTTTGGTGCGCAGAATCTCCTGGCCGGGATCGTAGGAGCTGGTCGTGGTTGCGGACTCGGTGGCCCGCTTCACTTTCCCTTCGAGTTTCCAGCCGAGCGCGGTGGACTGGCCGCCCTTCCACGCGGAACTGAAGTCGGAGGTGTCTTGGGTGGTGGTGTCGGTGCCCGGCTTGAACTCTTGCGTACCGTAGACACCAAGCCAGTCGGGAACGTCGGTCGTGGACTGGTCCACGTCGAAGAACCACTTGCGGTTGGTGGTGGTTGGGCCGAGCTTGGCGCGGTCGATTGCTGGGGACATGATGAGTCTCCTCGGTTAGGTGCGATTGGGTGTCGGGTTGTTGACCGTGACGTAGTAGTTGTCCGTCCTGCGGAACGCGCCGGCTTCGTCAGTGCCTAGATCCGCCGAGGATCGGCGCATCATGTGGTCGATGCGGGGGCCCGCCGCCAGGGAGTGGCCCCAAAGTGCGTGAAGGGTGTTGAACACGCTTTCGGCACGGTCGCGGATGCCCGCTTTCGACACTGATCGGAACGTGACCTGCACGCCGATCGTCGATTCGGAGGTGACCGGGTCATTGACGGGGTAGGTGGCGAGACCTACACCTTCGAGGGTGTCGTCAGGGATTGGCCCGTCGTAGATGCCGACTTGGCTGTGGGTGTAGGCGGTGGTGGTCGACCAGGTGCCGACGTTTGCGGTGGCGAGCATGGCGGCAATGCCGTGAAGGAGGGAGGTTTCCATTGTCACTCCTCGCCTTCGTTCCAGATGCTGTCGAGGAGTCGAGCGTCGGCACGATTCAGTCCGTCGCTGACGTGTAATGGCTGCCCGTTGGCGCATTCGCGCCAGTAGCCGGCGGCTCCGGTGCCTAGTTGGTTCATTGACAGGTGAGAGGTGATGAGTTCCCAGCCGACGACCGTGTTCCCGTCGCATTCGTCGGCGATGTGGACCCGGATCGCTTCGTCGAGGGCTACCAAGGTTGCTTTGCTCATGGTTAGTTTCCGAGTTCGCTTCGTACCGTGTCGGCGATGATTTGCGCCGCAGTGTTCGCTTCGGCGTTGACCGCGTTCTCGAGGTACTTCGCTGTCCGTCCCGGGTCGTGCTGCCAGGACAACTCTTCGTGCTGGCGGGCGGCGTACGGAGTGTTGTACGCGATGGCGGCTTCAAGGTTCGCTTCGTCGAGGGAGGTGGTGCCTGACCCTTGAAGGTCGCCGGTTTCGTGGGGGACGTGCTGATTGGAGACGCTGAGGATGTGTTCGGCGGCTAGTCCGAGACCGATTGCCGCAGAGTCGTGTACTCGTGCGATTGCTTCCTCGATGCGGAGGTTGACGTCCATCAGGTGAGCGCTATCTCGGTGTGTTGCCATGCGCCGGCGTCGGCATCGTCGTGGCGGGCGACGCTGATTGCGGTGGTTTCGTGGCCGTTGACGGTGACGAGGCTGCCCGGTGTCCACAGGTTTCGGCTGTCGGAGGTGTAGATGGTGGTTGAGGACACGACTTGTTGTCCGTCGCTGTTGCGGACGAGTCGGATTTGGTCGTCTGCGCGGCAGGTCACGGTGGTGGCGGCGGCGTATTTGGTGCCGGTTCCGGTGCTGCCTGTTTTGGTGCGGACGCTGACGGTGTGCGGCTGCAGGGCTAGCGGCAGGCTAGCCATGGATCGTCACTCCGGCGGGGGTGAGCCCGGCGAGCTGCAGTATGGCGGCCGCGTCTGGGCAGAGGCCGCCGCCATACTGCAGGGACAGGCCATTGGGGGTGGCGGTGTCGTAGGAGTATGACGAGCTGCCGATGCTGGCCGATTTGAGGTTGGGGCCGAGGTCGTTGGCGGCGATGGCTCGGGCTTGCGCGATGGTCGCTTCTTTGAGGGCGGTGATCGTGTCGGTGTCGGTTGGCATTCCGTCGGTGTCGGTGTTGTAGAGGGCGCCGATTAGGGCGCGGTCGACGGCGAGGGAGGCGCGGGCGAGTTGGTCTTCGGTCGCTTGGTCGGTGTCTGTGGTGGTTGCGTAGATGCGGGCCATGTTTCTCGCCTCCTCGGGTTGGTGGGGGTTGGGGTAGCAGACGTTGTGGCAGGGGTTTGTCTGCTACCCCAAGGGGGTTAGGCCTTGCGGCTGCGTGGCTTGGGTGCGGGCTTGGCCGGGGTGGCGTCGGGGTCGACGCCTACGGTCAGGTCTGGGGTGGTCTCCTGTTCGGCGGAGACCTCGGAGACCTCGACCTCGGGGGTTTCGACCTCGGGGGTTTCGACCTCGGGGGTTTCGACCTCGGAAGCGTCCGGGTCAGCCTTGCGGCTGCGCGGCTTCGGCTTGTCGATCTTGTAGCCGGCATCCAGCATGTACAGCTCGACGCCCAACGGAAGATCCTTGACCACAGCAACACCCTTTTCGAAGGGAATGTTGTACGGCCCGTAGCTCTGCACGCCGTCAATCGGAGACGGCGCAGTGATGGTGATAGCCATAATCGGTACTCCTGGAGTTGAAGGGGTGCGTCGGGGCGCCACCAGCGAAGGCAGCGCCCCGACGCGAGGCATCGAAGGTCAGGAGACCTTGATGTTCTTGAGCACGCCCGCGGCCTTGGTCTTCTTCAAGACCGGCGCCAGCGGCGACACCTCAGCCTCACCGGTCTTCACCGCACCAGCGGTGGAGAAGTCCGGCATCCAGTTCTGAACGAACGGAGCGCCGGACACCTGGACGGCGTGAACACCATCCAGGCCGAAACGGACCGCGACCAGATCGGCCAGGCCGGTGATGTTGCCACCAGCACCAGCACCGTCGGTGTCGCGGGTCGCCAAGGCGAGCACGTCGGTGTTCGCGCCAGAGATCTGGCCCGGATCCACCAACGGGATGCCGTTGTAGGCGTCGATCGGCTGGCCGACCGTGTTCTTCTCCAGCGTGTACTGCCCCGCCAGGGATGCGATCTGCTTGAACAGGCTCTTGGCCTTCTTGTTCAGGTAGATCGCGTCGGGCCGGCCGTCGAGCAAGCCCAGCCAGTTGTCGATGTGCTGCAGGGCGGCCAACGCCAGGGCTTGGGTGTTGACGGCGGTCCAGTCGAGGTAGCCGGCAGTGACGCCGTTCGACAGGGGCAGGTATTCGGTGCTGGATCCGGTGACAGCCTTGCGGATGCCGTCGAAACCGTTGGCGTCGACGGCGGTGTCGCCGTTGAAGAACGCGTCGTTGAACTTCGCCGAGCTGGCCTTGATGAGTTCGCGCATCTGGAATGCGGTCTCAGCGGACTGCCCGATCTGGTTCAGGACGCGGTCGATGTTGAAGCTGCCACCGAGCGGCTTCAGGTCGACGCTGTAGCGCTGCTTCGTTGCCTCGGCAGCGGTGTACTCGACGCCGATTTCGCGGAACGCGGCTGCGCGCTGCGTGATCTGTCGGGTGTAGTTGTAGGTGAGGGTCGACCCGTTGCCTCCGCCGGAGACGCACGGGTCGATGGTGATGCGCGACAGCACATCATTGGACTTCTGGAACTCGTCGATGATCTGAACGTCGACAGCGTCGGTGGTGTTCAGCATCGCCTGGGCGAGAGTGATGGCCATGGTGATGGTCTCCTTGAGTGGAAGGGTTAGCGTTCAGGGTTCAGCTGGCAGCAGCGAGCTTTGCGGCTACGGCTTCTTCCAGCGTGGTGGGCTTGGTTAGTCCGCCGGGCCCGCCGGTGAACTCTGGTCCGCTCTTGCTTGCCACCTGGGCGTTGAGCAGAGGGTTTGCGGTGATGGCCGCGGTGATGGCCGCGGTGATCTTCTCGGTGTCCGTGGGCGCCAGGCCGTCGAGGGCTTTGAGGAAGCTGTTGGAATCGAGGAGCGCTACCGGATTCGCGCCTGCAGTAATGGCAGCCAGAATGGCGACCAGGCGGGTTTCGGCGGCTTGCGCCTGAGCCTTGAGTGTGGCGTTCTCGGTGCCAGTTGCGGCGATCTGCTGCTGCAGGACGGCTGGGTCGGTCGGAGTGTCGTCTTTGACGAGACCGAGAGCTTTCCCGAGCTCGTTGACGAGCGCGGTCCGGGCCTCTTCCGCAGCGGCCGCCTTCGCGTTGACGCGCGACTTGCCTGCCTCTTGCCGAGCCGCGGCAAGGTCACGTTCGAGGCGTGCGATCTTGTCGGTTTCGGTTTCGTTGGCCGGCGGGGTGACGACCGGGGGAACGACGGCAGGCGGCGGAGTGACGGCGGGGACGATCGGCGCCACAACCGGGGGTACAGCGGGCGCGGCCGGGACCACAGGGGCGGCGCCGGCTGCTGGTGCTGCCGGTTCGGCAGGAGCAGCAGTCATGGTGTAACCGCCGAACAGCGCCCGGTGGGTGGCGATGATTTCGGCCAGCTCGGCTGGGATCAGGTTTCCTGGATGGGACATTACGGTGACCTCCTGGGTCGGTTTTTGTAGTTCGGGCCGCACCTGGCAGCCAGTGATGAAAATTTCGAGGGGTTGCGGGGGCAGGCAGAGTTGAACGCTGACCACTGGCATGGCCTGCTGTAGATGTCTGAAAGGAAGCGCACCTTGCCGAGGCTGGCGATCCCGCCACGGTGACACCCAACCCCTGCCTTCTCCGGGGGGAAACAACGGGGAGTGAACCCGGGCAAGGTTTTGCCGGTAGTTGACCCCCGCAACCACAAGTCTTTACAGAGCCGCGCCGAACCGTTCGCGCTGCGGCTGACGCTTCGCCGACGTGGCAGCGACGTGCTCCCGGATTCGCTTCTGCCACTCGCGGGCCTTCGCCGCCGCGCGCTGTTTCGCCTCCGGATCGAGGGCGGAAGCCTCACGGGCACGATATGAACGAACCCCGCGCTCGAGGTAACGCAAATGCTGCCTGGCCGCGTCACCAGCCGGATCGGCGGTGTGCGTTGGCACCTGGGTCACGCCGGGAAGGTACACGCCGAACGTGTGGCGGCACCCGGGATGGCCCAAGCCGGCTTCCTGAGCTTGAGCCAGGGTGGCTGCAGGTTTGATGTCATCCACACGGGGGGCGCCCGACAGGGACAAAACTTTACCTTCCCACGGTCGGCACAGCTCACACTCTTGAGCATGGTCGGACACCATAACCACATCCTGACCGAGGGCCTGCAACTGTTCGGCGTGTCCTTGCCACTGGGCGCGGCGTGCAGCACTCCTAGTCGACATTTCGGTGTACGACGTCATCGACCACTTTCGGCCTGACCGATCCACGAAACCAGTCACACCCTGGTCGGCGAACCGGTCCAAAGCCCGTTGCGCCACTTCGCGGCGAGTCAACACCCCTGCGAGTTGCAAAGGTGACGCTTCGGCAATCACCGATCGGTAAATATCGTCGACGCTACGCAAAATCTGGGCGTGCTGGCCGAGTACATTCCCAACCGCTTCGTTGATCAGTGCCCTGACCTGGTGGATGGTTGACAGTTCCCCGGCAGCAGCCACGTTCGCCGCTAAGCCGGCCACGGCCAGGTCGGCGATAGCAGTGGCCCGGCCCGCGTTATAGGCCTGCAGGATGGCGTTGCTGATTTCCTGCGACGACATTCCGGCGACAGCGGCCAGGTCGCCGCGGCAGCGGGCCAGGAGGAGCTGGACTTCGAGTAGTTTCTCTTCGGCCCAGCGGGGCGAGTTGATGCCTTTCGCGAGAGCTTTCGCGATGCGGTGGAGCAGGACACGTTCGGCTTCGCCGTAGATGGTGGCAAGTTTGTCGGTGAGCTGCTCGGTTTGGCGCGCAGACAGGGACATGTCAGCTACTGGTTAGCGGGACGCAACGAGACGGGCCGGTCGCCAGTGAATTGCACATCGAGACCGAGCTGGTTGGCGGCGTCCACCGGGTCGACGCCGGCGCGGACAGCGACACCGAGAGCGTCGAACTTCGCTTTGAGCGCGGCCGCATCCTCAACTGCCCCCCCCCGGCAAGTCGGCGGCGGCAGTGGGTGTGTTCGGGTCGATTTGGGGATCGGCAGTGAACGTGGGTGCTGTCATCGCATTCTCGGCCATGATGCGTGCCACCTCCTCACTGATCAGGGTGTCGTCCCATTCCGGATGAACCATTTTCACGCGGGTCTCAACCGAAGCCGCTAGAGCAGTATTCAGGAGCTGCGCAACTTCGGCTACCTCGCGGATCGTGGGCGACACTGCGGCCGGGAACGTCACCGATGGGCGGCCCTGGTGGCCAAGGTTGGGCCACACCGCAGCATCAATGGCCATCACTGTTTCGAGGAAGTCCTCTAGTGCAGTCGTCCAGTAGCGGGTTTTCGTTTCCCGCGTTGACATCGTCTTCCGATCCCGGGAAGCAATCTCGGTTGCGGTGACTGCAGTGCCGCCATCGTTCAGTCCGAATGTTGACGGACTGTAGCCCGCGTCGGAGTAGATGCTGCGGACCAGCTCGGCGATCGCATCGAGGCGGTCGCGGACGCTAAGGGTGGAGGCTGCGACCGTGATTGGCAGGCTGGGCATGTCGGAAGGGCCGTCGACAGGGACGAACACTTCCCGATCCGAATCGAAACTTGCACCCATGCCGGCGCCGAAGCTTGTCAGGAGCGCTGAAGCGGCGATGATGCGTGTCTTGTTGAGACGCCCTTCGCGGCGAAGGTTCGTCCAGGCTTCGTCGAGCTCATCCATGCGTGATTCGATGCCGTCGAAGTCGGCGCAACCCAAATGTTGCCCGATCGGATCGTTGCGCCACATCGGGACAGGTTTCAGGTTCGGCACATAGGTTGCGGTTAGCCGATTGGTGCCGGTTGGGATTTGCGACTTGTCGTCGACGG